CCTACAAAGATGCAAAAGAATGAGCAAGGGCTTTATAGTATGCCAACCTTATATGATGTGTCAGGGAGTAGTGATTTTAGAAACCAGACACATGATGGTTTTTGTGTGTATAGATACTTTGATAATAATGAGGGTAAAGGTTATACTAAATTTGTAAACCTTAAAACAAAGATGAGTTTTCAAGGCGAGATTGGAGCAAGTTTTGATTTTGAATATCATATACCAACTGGCAGATATTACGCAAGAGGAACAGAGCCTCCATTATTTGACATGACAAGACCTAGAGAAGAAGAACAAATAGAAATGCAGGTTAATGCAATGACGTTTAATGATGACTTTGAAAATGAAGTTAGCACAATTGAGAATACAGATATCCCTTTTTAGAGTTAGAAGAGTTAGAGGCAGAAGTAAATCATTTAAGAGAATTAACAAGTAAATAATAGAATTATGAAAGAGGAGGTTTTAGGGTTGTTAAAAGCTAAAGATTTAAACTCAGGAGGTAAATGTGGTATTAGGTTAATTGATTTTAATATACCTATAAAAGAATTAGAGTTGATATTAGATGAATTATTTACAGATGGGTTGATAACTTACCACGATAACCAACACGGTAAACTGGTAATGTTTAGTAAACAGATAAATATATTTGATGCAGGGGCTTAATTATTTTTACTTTAAATTAGGTTTATCAATATATTATATATATCTTTGACACTAATAAACAGAAAAACAAAATATTATGAATGTAAAAGAGATTGAATTAGAACAAATTTACCACCCCTATAATGTATGGGAAGATTATAAAAATGGATTTTATGATAATATATCAGGTAAAAACAAGATTGCTATGATTGATAAAGTTGTTGAGTTTTTTACAGACCCTCAACAGGTTGAGGAAATAATGAATAGAGTTACTAAAGAATGGTTTTATAGTTGTGAACATAATCTTACTAATAATGGGATGAATAAAATAGCTTATATTGGTCAAGCATCATTATCATATCTACACAATATTCCATCTACAATAACTATGGAAGCATGGTCAAAAGTTCCCAAAGAATATCAAGAAATTGCAAACGGTATTGCTGATAAAGCATACGAATCATGGTTAATTGATTATGAGAGAATAATATTAATGCGTTCACAAGATAATAAATGTTAATATGGCAAAGATAGGATTAGGCTTTAATGTATTTGAAGGTGCTAAAGATAGAATTGAATATACTTTTGATAATTTTGAAAGAATATATTTGAGTTTCTCTGCTGGTAAGGATAGTACAGTTATGCTTCATATGGTTATGGAGGAGGCTATAAAAAGAAAACAAAAGATAGGTGTAATGATGATTGACTTAGAGGGTCAATATAAATTAACGATAGACCACGCAATAGAGTGTTTTGATAATTATAAAGAGTATATTGATTTATATTGGATATGTTTACCTATTCATTTAAGAAATGCAGTTAGTAATTTTGAACCATTTTGGAAGTGTTGGGATGAAGAAGTTAAAGAGGATTGGATAAGGCAACCGCCAAAAAACGCAATAACTGATTATAACTATTTCCCTTTCTTTAGAGATGGTATGGAGTTTGAAGAGTTTGTTCCATTATTTGGAGAGTGGTACTCACAGGGCAAAAGTTGCGCTTGTTTTGTTGGTATTAGAACAGATGAGAGTTTAAACAGATTTAGAACGATAGCAAGTAAATCTAAAGTAAGGCATAATAATAAACAATGGACAACTAAGGTTACGGATAATTGTTATAATCTTTATCCTATTTATGATTGGAGAACAGAAGATGTTTGGATATATCACGCAAAGAACCCGACTCTAAGACATAATCATTTATATGACTTAATGCACAAAGCAGGTTTAACAATATCACAACAGAGAATTTGCCAACCTTATGGAGATGACCAAAGAAGAGGTTTGTGGTTGTTCCATTTAATAGAGCCTGAGACATGGGCTAAAGTTGTTGCAAGAGTTAATGGTGCTAATAGTGGGGCTTTATATGTTCAAGATACTGGTAATATTTCAGGGTATGGAAAAATAACTTTACCGCCAAACCATACATGGGAGAGTTTCAGTAGAATGATATTAAATACATTGCCTGATGTAACTAAGGAGCATTACATGAATAAAATATTTACCTATGTTAAATGGTGGAGGGAGAGAGGTTATAATGGGGGGATACCTGATGAAGCACCAGCAGTTCTTGAAGCAAAAAGAAAAGTACCTTCTTGGCGTAGGGTTGCAAAATCACTATTAAGAAATGATTTTTGGTGTAAGGGATTAGGATTCACTCAACACAAAACAGATGCTTACAAGAAGTATTTAGAATTAAAAAAGAAACAAAGATTAACAGAAAACTTTAAATAATAAAAATTATGGATTTATTTGATTCAATAGAAAACGAAAAAAAAGACTTTAAAATTATAGAAGACTTTAAAAAACTAATAGACAAGGTTAGTGAATATGATTTAGACGATAAGGTTGAAATTATAAACTCAGTCAAAACAATGATGCACGACATAAGCCCGTTCAATACTGAGCCAGTAGATTGTGTGTTGTGGGTTAAAAATAGCACTGTAATAGCAAATGACTACAACCCTAATAGCGTAGCACCTCCTGAAATGGAACTATTAAGACTCTCAATTGCTAATGATGGTTACACTCAGCCAATTGTAAGTATGGATAATGGAGATGACACAAGAGAGGTTATTGATGGTTTCCATAGAAATAGAGTAGGTAAAGAGTGTGAGGATATTCAAAGTAGGGTTCATGGTTATTTACCAGTAGTAACTATTAGGGAGAGTCAAAAAGGGCACAACGACAGAGTCGCTTCAACAATTAGACATAATAGAGCAAGGGGTAAACACCGTATTGACTCAATGGCTGATATTGTTTTAGATTTAAAAAAGCGAAATTGGTCAGACAAAAAAATATCTAAACAATTAGGTATGGATGCAGATGAAGTTTTAAGGTTATCACAAATTACTGGATTAGCGGAACTATTTAAGGATAAGGAGTTTTCTGAAGCATGGATGGTTGGTGATAATTCTGAAGATGTAGAAGAAATAGATTAATAATGCATGCCAAAATGTAACAATTGTAATACTAAATTTGAAGCCTATGAATTTAACGGTAAATTCTGTAAGGAATTAGACTGTCAAGTTCAGAAGGCTTTATTTTTAGTTGCTAAAGATAGAGCTAACAAGAAGAAGAAACAAGATAAGAAGCTGAAGGAGATTAACAAGGATGTAAGAGAGCGTAAGGAGAAGTTGAAGACAACAAGCGACTATCTAAAGGAATTGCAAGTAGTGTTTAATCAATGGATAAGATTAAGAGATAAAGGATTAAATTGTATATCTTGCAATAAGCCAGCAAAGAAGGAAAACGCAGGACATTATAGAAGTGTTGGAAGTTGCCCCGAATTAAGATTTGAACCTTTAAATGTACATTTGCAATGTGAGTATTGCAACACGTATCAACATGGTAATTTAATACCATACAGACAGAACCTAATTAAAAAGATTGGAATCTCATCAGTTGAATGGTTAGAATCTAATCACGAGCCAAAGCACTATAATAAGGTAGAATTAATAGGAATGAAAGTACAGTATAAACAGAGAATAAAAGATATGAAATGATAAAGCAAGTAACATTTGATAGAAGTAACAGAAAGAAAGATAAGAGCGTATCAATGACTTTTATAACAGATACAGAGCAAACGTCTGAGGAGTTTATGGAGATAGATAAACTCTTGGATAATCACGGTATAATATACTTTAAAGATAGTGGTAATTTAACTCAACAAGAGAAAGACGAGATAGATAATGTAGATGTAGAGGTTGAAGGTAAGACAAAGAGTCAAAGATTAAGAGGTGTGTTGTTTATACTTTGGACTCAACAAGGTAAGCAAGGAGAGTTTTCACAATTTTACGGGAACTACGTAGAGAAAATAATAGATAATATAAAAAGTAAATTAGATTAATATGAAAAAAGAAGAAATAGAACAAAAGATTGAAACATTGGAAGGTAATGTAAGGCATTATGAAGATGTTAATAAACTTTACAAGCAAACTAAAAAGCATTTAAAACAACTCAAACAACAGTTAAAAGACTTGCCTAGTTTAGAGGTTGGGTGGTATAAAAATAAAACAAACAATAATTGGTTAGCATATTTTAATGG